ATCATCAATTTTGAAATTCACTCTAGCCAATCCCTCAGTTGAAACTTCAAGAATAGCTGATGAACATTCACGATTAGCAACCAATACTTCTTTGAAAAGATTAGCATTGAATGTTATTGGTGTATCTACATCACAACTATCAGACTCAACAGGAATGTTAACTCTATTTGTATTTGTTGATGAATAACCAATCACAACCTCACAACCTTCACCACTTTTTACTATTGAAAAAGTATCAACACCACTCAACGCGCCTTTACCTTTGATAAAAGTATCAATGAATTTTCTGTCAAGTTTGATTTTAGTTCCAAACTCAGGAAGGCTTTTCAATTGTGGTGGGTCGGATATTACTGATAAATCACTCAATACATAATCCACAGATGTAGTTCCATGTTTTACTTTAAGTGAAACAGCTTTATCACCGAATTTTGTTAAGTCTAATGAAACATCATCACCTAACACATTTATCAAACTTTTTAATTGGTCGGTTTGATATACACCAATTTCAGCTTCATCGAATGGAAACTTATCAACTTTGACACTACCTAATAAAGATTTATCAGGAGTTACAAATGATGTTGATATTGAATCACCACTTGATTTCCATTTTACTGAATTTACATTTCCACCCAAATTATACTTTTGAATGAATTTATCTAACTTACTTTTTTGCATCTTACATTTCTCCTATGTTTAAGATTTATCGTTTAATAATATAATACTTTTTTACCATATAAGTCAAGCTTTTTTTAAAAGAATCTTTCCAATGTATTCGCTTTATCAACAGGCATATCCCATTTCAATGCTTCGTAAAACATTCTAATTTTCTTCTCTAATGCTCTTGTGAATAATTTATCATAATCCACATTCTGTTTTATGAACTCCATAATCTTTGGTGGGTCATCATAACCTTTGAAACCAATTTGTTTGATATTCATTGTATTTGGTTTTAGATAAATCCACTTAATCTTTTCTGATGATTTTATTTGTTCAAAGTTATTCAATCCCCAATATCTCAACAAGTCATTATACACCCAAGCTGCTTTTACATGCACAGGTGTTCCTTTTTTCATAGTGGTGAATACGGCATCTTTTGGTGTTACATCTTTGAACTTCTTTAATTTCTTAACACCAGTTGGAAGAGCAATATTCATTATATCTGTGGTTTTCATTTCTTTCTTGAACTTCATAATCTTTTCATCAATCTCATCTTTATCCACATCACCCAATATATCTTTCAATACTTGTGTCATTAAGTCTCTCATCGCTGGTGGGAATGAACTACGAACAATATCTAAACCTTTTACATCTAATTTATCACAAGTCAAACCACCATCATTGATAATCCATTGTCCATATCTTTTCTTTGTTACCCAAAAGGCTGACTTAGCCACACACTCTTGTTTGATGTCAAATCTATGTTCATCAATATTCAAGAATCGTTTAGCAAATAAATTGTATGATTCGTTGATATAGTCTTGAACAACACCAGCAGTTTCCAAGATTTTCTCTGTCATAAATTTATCATCATTCAAGTCTGCATTTGGAAAGTCTTTTTGAACCAATGGAATGGCTGAGTAAAATACTGAATCTGTATCCGTATAAATACAATAATCCTCTTTATCACCAAGTTTGTTATTGTAATAACTATTAGCAATTCTTTCTGTAAATTTAATTAATTCTTGTCCCGTTACAGTCGTAGCTTCTGCGTTATCAATATCATAGAATCTAAATACAGGTAGTCCCAATACACCATAGAGTGAATTTAATACAATCTTCTGTACATGCTGTCTTCTTTTGAAATATCCATGTTGTTCATCATTACCCTCTTCACCATATTTCTTCATCAACCTTTTATACTCAACTCTTTCATCAAACCACTTGGATAACAAGGATGGAATCAAACCTTTTTTATCATTACGATACAGAATACCATTTGAAGATATGGATACTTTATTTGATTTAAACATACCAGCCAACTCTTCATTATTCATATGTCCTTGTTCTTTACCATTCTTTTCCAATGAATAAGTTTTACTTACACCTTTAATAAACTCTTCAGCATTCCAACCATTCACTTTACCAATCTTCATCTCAGGTGAAATATTCAAAGACATAATAACTGATGGATACATAGATGTTAAATCTAAATCAAACACCCAATTGTATTTACCTGCTTTAGGTTCTTTAACATAAGCACCTGTAAATTTATCATCACTACTACGATTCATTTTCTCTCTCGCGTCTAAATCTTTATTTGGAGCAACCACTTCAATGTTTTTAAGATACACAAGAATAGCACCCTCTAAATACCTACTTGAATGATATACATCTTCATAAGGAACTCTACCCACATGACATATACCACGAGCCAAATCAATGAACTTTAATTTATCATCAAGTTTCTTAACAATAATAACATCGTTTAGATTATATTCAACGTACTTATTTATATCAGTTTCATATAAATCTTGAAGAGTTCCCTCATATTCAATTTTACCAAGATTAACTTCAAGTTGTCCGATATAATCTAATCGATAGGATGATTGTTGTGTATAAGTAAATAATCTATATAAATGTAAATAATCTAAACAAGAAACACCAGCAATTTTATACTTACGCTTGTGTTCTGAATAAAACACTTCACCGATTGGTGAAAGTGAATTAGCGAATTGTTGTCCTAAAACTCTAACAGTTCTGTTGTATAAATAAGGAATATCAAATCCATCAATGTTCCAACCACTTAATATCGTTGGATTGATTTCAAGGTATTTTTGAAAGAATCTTTGTAGTAATTCTTCTTCTGATTGAAAGGATTCAACCACATCTGTATTAGGTACATTACCTAAGATAAAACAAGAATACTTATCCATTGTTTTGTCATATAGAGCAATAGCTGTAATTTTGTTCTCAGCTCTCTGTGGGTCTGGAAATCCATCTGTTACCTCACACTCAATATCAAAATAAACTTCTCTATGGCCTACTGATGGTTCTTCTGATTCAGTATACATATCAACCAATGTTCTGGTTTCAATTGGAATATCTGATTCAAACACTCTACCATTCTGTAAATCATCACCAGTCCAAAAGTTTACTTTCTTGAGTTTATCACCATATAGAGAACGATATGTTCCACTCTGTGATTTTAAGTAAGCGTATGGTTTGTACTGAAACTTTTGATAACCTGTTTTATCATCCCAAAGATGAATTTCATTAGAAGTTTTAGTTCTTTTAACATAAATATTTTGATACAATTAATACCTCTTTTTATCTGTAACATAATATACAACATTTTTTGTATGTAAGTCAAGCTTTTTCTTTATGAACCGAATACTTTTTTCTTGCCACCATCATATTCGTAAGCATGTCCATTTTCTTTTAGTAATTCATTTACTGAAGTATCATTACCTTTAACGAACAGTTCGCCGAGGACACGCCCGTATTTCCCAACACCGTGAGATTTTAATAAGAACTTGCCCTCGTCTGAATTTTCTAATAAATCTTTTACATATGCTTTTGCAGCTAAACCTTTTTCTTTTTCTTCAAGATTACGAGTTCTACTCTCCCAAGCATCTACACCCATAAATCTAATTCTATTTTTTACCCAAACATTGAATCCTAAATCAATCATCGCATCACAAGTATCACCATCTACAACTCTTACAAGTTTTGCTGAATAAATATGTTTATCCATTTTCTTTGCCATTTCATATCTCCTATATAAATATACTTAAAATTATCAATCCTAAACCAATACCAGCTACAGCCCAATCAAATGTGTTTGAACGAGGTATTTCAATACCCATCATTTTCCACGGCCCTTTTATAACAAATGGGTTGTCTGTTACTACATAATTCAATGCTCTTTCATAGACGAAATATCCTATCATCCAAGAACCTAAAAATGTAAGTGATAAACTCCAAAAAGATGTGAATAAGAATGCTGAAAAGATACTACCTACCATTCCAATGTTTTCACCTAATCTCCAAGCGTGATAATCTAAATAACCAACACCATCTCTTTTACCTTTTGTAATTGAACCGAAGATTAATTTATTTTCTTTTCTTCGTTTTGCTTTTGCCCAAGTGTATCCTTCTGTACATCCTTCACTTAACCAATAAGTAACCATTGTTATTGTAAATAGTAATTGTCCTATCATT